CGCATGGCGCATAAAGCTGGGTTTTTGATTGACACTTATGCCCAACAATATCAACCTAATTGCATATTGAGCACGCACGGGCTTATCGATGAAAACCTTGAACGCTTTGCCAACCTAGTCGCTGCTGCCGAGCGTGAGGCTTGCGAGATGGCGGTGGAGGACATTGCGCGGAAGTACCAGCAGGCGCATCACCCATCCGCAGAAAATGTTGCAGACGAGTGCGCCACTGCCATCAGAGCGAGGAGCCAAGCATGACTAACAGAGAAACAATGCAACAGGCGCTGGAGGCAATGGAAACAAATCAGTACACAGTTGCTGAGTTAGCGCCGCACAAAGTTGTAATGAAATTTAATGACGCCATCACTGCCTTGAAAGCTGCGCTGGAGCAGCCAAAGCAGGAGCAAACCTTGTGGCGTGACATGGTGGTAGTTAGCCTAGTTCGTGAAGGTGTAAACAAACACCGGGCGCGTGAACTGGCTGACCACTTTGCCGCCCCACCCCTATTAGACGCAATGCTAGAACGCCAAACTGAAGGAGAAGCAAAATGACTGAACCACTACATAGCGAGACAACAGGCTTCAAAATCACAGGCGGCCCGGACTATCCTTTCATCGACCCAGATAAGCTGGCTTGGAAAACTGACCAGAAATTTACGCTCCATGCACCGCCAATTCTTTCGGGCTGGACGTGCTATTTGTTCGGCAATACTCCTAATGGTGTTGGGTTGATTTATCGACCACAAGCAGGGCAAGTGCCCAACCGATTTGTCAGGTGGATGATGAAGGTCTGCTTCGCTTGCACTTGGGAGAATACAAAATGACCAATGAAGACCCAATAAAACAAAGTATCGACTGGCTAATCAAATGTGGCTGGGAAAAAAAAGAAGCAATAAATCTTGCCGCCGCAATCAAAGCTGATACGCCGGAAAAGCTGTGGGAAGTAGCCCCCCTTTGGCTGGAGCACTGCGGCGAGTCCATGCGGTACGTCAACGATATGTTAGGCAGTGTAGCCATGGGCTTAATCAACGTCACTCAGGGGGAAAATGGCGAATGGCTGTTTAAGTTAAATGACAAGGGCATGGATGTTGGCAAACAATTGCATGAAGACAAATTATGAGCATTAACAAGAAGCGCGGCAGCATAGCCTTGGCAAGACAACTTTGTTATGAAATAGCAGGTGCAACCAGCGAAGATGACGATATAAGCGGAAGCGGGTACGGAAGCATAGATGTTGCCGAGATTCTTTCGGCAGAAGTGGTGCGATTGCAAGCAGCCCTTGCACAGCCAGAGCAGGAGCCGTGGAGAGAGTTTGCCTCGGACTATAAACGTGGAGTCATTGATGGCAGGCAAATGCAGGCGCAGTCCAGCGTAGACAAGGCAGTCAATGCCATGACACAGCGCCCGTGGCAGGGGCTGACGGATGACGATTGGGGGTGGGTTGCGGACAAGAAAGGCACATCCTTGGACACTTTCGATCAGGGCGCTGCGTGGGCGCAGGCACGGCTGATGGAGCGCAACAAATGACCAGAGCAGTCAGGGGTCGCACCATACCCTACGGCACCCTGGTGGGTGCAAGCGCAGAACTCAAGCAAGCGTACTACTCCCACGGCTACCTGCATGACGAAGATATGCCAGAGCTGCCCTGCGTACCCCTGGAAGGGGAGTGTGTTGACCCTGGAGAAGAGCTGTCTAAGAAAGAAATGGTTGGTGTGGTTCAAGAGGTGTTGAATGACGTTCCAGCAAAGGAAAGGAAGGTGGTGTGTTTGCGGTTCGGAATCGGTCTTACGCAAGAATACACACTAGATGAAATTGGCTTGGTGTTTGGTGTATCGCGTGAGCGCATTCGCCAGATCGAAGCCAAAGCGCTGCGCCTTATCAAGCACCCGTCACGTTACGACAAACTAATTGGATTGATGGAGAAGAATAAATGACGATCACCGTACTGTCGAAACGCATCCGTGATGCTTTGGCTGCAGCGCCCGATGGCATGACTGCCAGTGAGCTGGCGTTTGCGCTCGACATTGGCGCATCTCAAATCAGCCGTTCACTCGCGTTGATGCCTGACACCTACATTGACAGGTGGACCCGTACCGCAACCAAATATGCTGGCGTCCACTGCCTGGCGTTTGTGCCAGATGACTGCCCTTACCCTGGGCGACAGGCTTAGGACAGGAACAACGCCCGTTCGTCATTTCGGCGCTTGACCAACCCCGGCAGGATTTTACCTCCGCCCCTCGTAAACTTCAAGAACTCGTCGGCAGCTTCTTCCATTTCTCCGCGCAGAACCTTCTGACGGAGGGTGCTTCGCTGCAAGCCGCCCAGACCAAGGTTAAAGCCAAAACTGACAAGAGCATCATTTTGACCTGTGGTAAGCACCATAGGAAAAAGTCGGGCGACCCCAACCTCAAATCGCTGGAGATCAGCACTAAGGAGTCCATCTACTTCGTCTTTTGAAAAAGTACGGTTGTCATGCGGCTCCAGCGGAAAAGCATCCCTCTGATCCAGTGGTAAACGACCTTGAGCGGGGTATAAAACATGGCCTACTCCAATTGTGAAAAGACGCGCACTGCAAGTATATGGCCGGTAACGGACACCTTCCCAATGCTTGATGAGTTGTATCCCCCGCGCCGATATCTTCATCTTGCTATCCTATCAGTGTCATGCTACAATATGGACTCAACAATCCATAGGAGCGATCATGAACCCGATTAAAGTTATCGAAAAAGGTGTTGTTTGGTTTGTCTATGCTGACGGCAGTATTTGGAATGAAGGCAGAGAAAGAACTACCAAACGCATTAGAAATGGTAAAGAACAAGCTTTTACAAGCCAGTTTCCATCGGTAAAACTTTCGCCGTTCTTGAGTCGCGTTGGCGGTTATCTTACTGTTTCCACCTTGGTGAACGGGAAACGCCCAAAGGTTTTTGTGCATCGTCTTATCGCAATGTGTTTTGTACCCGGTTACATGCCGGGGCTTACTGTTAATCACATTAACGGTATAAAAACTGACAATAGACCTGAAAATCTGGAGTGGGTTACTTTGGCAGAAAACACCAAACATGAATGGGCAACGGGCCTTGTTAATTTGCGGGGTGAAAACCAGCCTACTCACAAACTTACTCAAAAACAAGTGATACACATTCGCAGGGCATTGCGACTTGGCGTCCCTGCCAATTCTTTGTCCATCATCGCCAACGTAAGCCCCTCCACCGTTCACCTTATTGAAAAAGGGAAACGCTGGGCCAGCGTCTACGATACTGAGTGAGACTTTCAATCCTTGCCACCTTTAAATGCCCGTCCACCGAAATGGAAGCTGATGATGCTGGCAAAAATGATCTGGGTGTCGGCGTCCCACAGCTTGGCAATCAAAACGTCAAAGGCAATGTCCCGATGCCAAGCGTAGACAAAACCGCCAATTTCAACAAACGCAAACAGGGCGAAGAAACCGTAAGTCAGTATCGGGCGCACACCGGAGCGCAGGTTAACCATCCACTGGCTGGCTCCCTGACCTATGGCTATGTCGTGAGCGTACAGCGCAGCACGTTCTGACGCCTCGGCTTCGATGGCCTGACCCTCGACTTTTATCTCCTCAACTCTTGCCTGCGCCTCAAAACCTGCTCTGCGGAGTTCCAACTCGCGCTCAATCTGGAGTTGAGCCATTGCCATCTCATGTTTCTTGTCAGCCCTGTCTTGGAAGAAACCAAGCAGCTTGGGCAGGCCACCAGCCAAGAAGCTGATGAGGGTGGAGAGTAGGGTCAGCATGATTAGCCCTTCAGGTCAAAACTTAGATTTGCATGGCGAGGATACTGAACGACACGTTCACCCTCGGGGCATTTGTACTTGATCGTTGCCAGCAGTGTGGCTGTGCCGGGTGCAATCTTTTCTTTTTGCACCATGGTGAGCTGGTACGTAAAAGTGTCGATCTCTGGCCCTGCTGGGCCGCTGAACTTGCTTGCGGTGGTGGTCGCCTCATGCACCATGCCCAATGCGTCACGGATGCTCGGGGTAAAACTCTCAACAGAGCAGTCATCACGCTTTTTGATTCGGGCAACTGTCACATTGATAGGCTGTCCGGTTGCTGCCACAATCTTAAAATGCTCTGGCGCCCACTCAAGGATGGCCCTGTCAAACCACCCAAACTTATCGGCAAGGGTGTAACCGCCGCCAATGGCTGCAATGCTGGCTGCAACGGCTCCAATGGCTTTGGTGACGTCAACCATTACAGGCCAAACACTTTCTTGACCATTTCAGCCGCAACACCGGGGCCAAGCAACACGGCCAAAATCACGATGTACAGCAGGTACTCAATCTTGGTCATGCGCTTGGAACCATCGTCAAATCGGGCTTGGATGCTCTCGTATCGTTGAGCGCAAATCTGCTCGTGAGCGGAAAGTCGGGCGTCCGTTTCGGTGACCATTTTTATATCGTGCATGATGTGTGCAACTTTCTTTTTGCAGTCAAATATGCTTGATGAGCCGTTTCGGGTTTATCAAAATATCCAAGGTGTA